GCAGTGAAGTGGTTGATTCACGTTTTCGACAAGGTGGGGTAGTTACTGAAGCAGAAGAAGCAGGTCAGTTAGAGTTTGAATTATCACTTGGAACATTTGATCTATTCTTAAGTGCTTTAGCCTTCAATAATTGGGCGGGTAACGCTTTAAGTTTTGGTGGTACGGTACGTAAGTCATTAACGCTGGTTAAAGTTTTCGAAGATGTTGGCCAAGTCTTTATTTATCGTGGAGTACAGGTTAATTCTGGTGAAATTACTATCCAGACCACTGGAAAAATTACTGGTAACTTTGGTCTTGTAGGTAGCTCGTTTACTCGTCAGCAAACTAACCCTGTAGTGAATCCGGTGGCAGCTTCAACACGACCACTGGTCAGCATGCCAAACGTTGAAAACTTGCTAGTTAATGGTCAGTCAATTCAAGGCAAAGCATGTCTACAGTCTTTGACCATTTCTATTAACAATAACCTTGAAGCGATCCGTTGTATTGGTTCAGGTAAATACACACCTGAGTTCTACATTGAAAAGATGATGGATATCGAAGCGAATGCTTCATTCATGTTCTCGGCCACAGCTGCTGGTTGGATTGATGCAATCAAAACCCGTGATGTGTTTACACTGACCTTCGACATCAGAGACAGCAAAGGAAGTAAATATTCATTTAACTTCCCACAACTGGAAGTCATGGAAGCCAATCACCCGGATGGTGGTGGTGATGACATCATTACTGTAGATATCAACTTTGCCCAAGTTCGTACAGCGCCAACAATTGTACGTGCTCTTGTGTAATCAACTTATTCAGTAACAAAGCCTATGGAATCCCATGGGCTTTTTTATTTCTAAAAATTAGAGGTTGCTATGGCTTTAAAAGTCGGAATTATTAAAAGCTCGGACGTATCAAAATGGTGCGAATACAAAGGTGCTGATGGAGAGGTACAGGCAGAATTTAAAGTCCGTGGTATCGCTTATAAGCCTTTTCAGGTAGCTATTGAACGGGCAGGAAATCAGATCTCGTCTAAAGGCTATGATGTGATGGTCAAAGATGAAAATGCCAAGCTTTACCATGAATTGTTAATGGATGCATGTGCTGCCCACTTAATTGAAGACTGGAAAGGTGTGGTATTTGCCGAAATCGTGGATGGTAAAACTGTTGAGACCGAAAAACCGTATACACCTGAGAATGCCTCAAAGCTTCTTAATCTTGGTGATATTGGTATTTCAATCTGGCTATTCATTAAAGAACAGGCCCAGAAGATTCAGGAAGATGCAGACAAGGACAAGGCTTTAATTCTGGGAAAGTCATCGAGCTCTATAAGTACCAAAAGACCTATGCGTCAAAAACGCCGCACGAAATCGAACAAATCAAGTTCTTAGGTGGTCGTATTCCTGATCCGCCAGAATATTCGTATGCGGCTGACTCTATTCTTTCGGCATTTAGTACTATTGCCAGATCCAGACGGTATGAGCAGGGCATCCCGTTATCTTTAGATCAGCAGGCAATCAATGTCTATGCAGAGCATAATGATTTACCAGTAGCTGCTCATATCTTTAATGACTGTATTTTTGCGTTGGATAACCTGTTTCTGGATGAGGCGCATAAGAAGGCGACGCAACGAGCGACGAAGACTTAAATGCTGACTTCGGTATATAACTTAGACTTTGCGACGTGATTTAGCGCGATTGATGTAACATAATACGGTCAAGTGGTTGACATTCCCGTTAAAATTCTTTATTGACAGGAATGTCATTATCAAATATTCTATCAATGTAGTCGCAGCGCGGTATAAATACACCACGCCTAGATTGAGGTACGATAAACACTGCGATAATCGTAAACGTATTGTAAATACGTTGCCTCTAGGTGCCGCACCGAATTCTAGCCTCTAAGTTTCTTAGGGGCTTTTTAATGCTTGATAATAAAATATGCGAACATTTATATATTTGGATGAAAGTGGTGATTTAGGTTGGAATATGGAAAAGCCTTATCAAAAGGGTGGTTCCAGTCGAATGCTTACATTAGCAGCAATCTGTTTGCCTGAGAATAAGGTTAAGTATGTTCAGCGTATTGTAAGAGCATTATATGAAAAAAGAAAAAGACCTCTAAAAAATGAATTAAAATCAGTTGATTTAAATCTAAAAGATAAAGAAATTTTCGTTAAATTGACTGCTAAACTTATCAAAGACCATCCAGATATCCAGCTTCGCTCAATTACAGCAAATAAAGAATTTGTTAACGCAAGATTCAAAAGCGACCCAAATGCTTTCTATAATTATATGGTGAAGCTTTTACTTCTTGGAACTATCTGCAAGCATAAATATGTAGATTTTATGCCTGACAGAAGAAGCGAGCGGGTTTCGTTGAAATGGAATATGGGCGAGTATTTAAAACAGATGGTTTTAGAATGTGGCATTGAAAACCAAATTGTTAACCAGTCATGCAATATTATGCCAATGGATAGCTCAAAGTGCCTTGAGCTACAATTTATAGACTTCTATGCAGGTTTGGTCTGGTCGGCATATGAATTTAAAGACATGACTGCAAGAAAATTTATGGCAGAAAACCGAAATACCAACCATAAGCTTTTCTTTCCAAAAGAAGACAAAGTGGATAACATTGTTGATGAAGCTGTCTAAACCACCAGAAGGCGAAGAAAATTAGTAGGCTGTTGCAAACGGCCTCCCCTAAAGCCTTAATTAAAAAGACCCGCCAAGTGCGGGTTTTCCTTTATGTGACATTTAGTAACCAGTTTGTTAAAGTTAGTACACTTTATAACAAACGGTGAAATTCATGAAAAAAATATTGGCTGCGGGTTTAATTGGTCTTGGGTTGGTGGGGTGCGCTACTCCAGCCTATAATTATCAAGCTATACCTAAAAATATAAGCAAACCGCCAATTGGATCAGTTAATAAAGCATTTGTAGGGGATCAAATGCTTGAACAGGGAATGGTGGTTGATCGTGAAGTTCTAAACGTCCCTGAAAATATTAAAATTAGTTTTGCTTATTCACTTACTTCAGGCATTTACTTAAAAACAGGCAAAAATGAAAAAGGGCAATATTTTCAGCCATTCAACACTGTCAGTGGTGGGGGGATGGTTCAGAAAAACCCTTTAGCTGACCCATTTAAAGTAGTTATGTTAGATACTGAAGGTAAGCTCTGTGTAGTAACAGTATTTAATGCAAAAAACTGTACTGATAAACATCAAGCTACTATGAAGACAGTAGCAATTGCATCAGATAATTCCTTCCAACAAACATTAATTTATAGTGGAAAATTTGGAAATAAAATTAATGTCGGGTACCGTGAATTCTCAAGTAATCAAGCACGTCCTGCATTCAATAATGATGTTGAATATGATTTAAGCCAATCTAAGCAAATAGGTTATAAAGGTGCTTTATTGGAAGTAATTGATGCCACTAATCAAGATATTACTTACAAAGTTTTGAAGAACTTTAACAAGGTAGATTAAGATGAGTGCACCACAATATAAACCAATGAGAGAAAGTGAAGTTTGTAATGCTATCGGGTGGGTGTTAATAGCTCTTGGCTTTATCGCAGGTTTTTTATTTATTCTTGCATTTGGTCGAATTGAAGTAGCTTCTTACTATGGTAAAGAAACGGTTTGGTCTGGAGTTATGATAGCAACAGGAATCGGAATTATATTTAATGGATTCCTTGCAGGCTACTTATTTCAAAAAGTAGCTAGTATTCTTCGTTACCATGAGAATAAATAATATCTTGTATAAAAAGCACCCTAGGGTGCTTTTTCATATAGTGGTAATTATATTGAACTTATTCTATTTTTTTTAAAGAATCCAATTCCTTTTCCAATTTTTCAATTCTTTCTAAAGCGTTAACAGCATCAATAAAACGCAGCACTTTTTCCATATTGATTGAACGTGGTAATTCAAAGCTTTGCTCAAGCCTGTATTGAGCTTCAGCATTAATTGATCGGCCACTCTCAGTTGCGGCTTGCTTAATCTTTTCTTTCAATTCCTCTGGAATGCGTAGATTAAATTGAATATCAGCCATTATATTACAACTAAATTGAAGGTTGTTAGCATTATGCTATCAAAAAATATTGACATCAATATTAGCATATTGCTAACATAGCAAAACGCTAACATTTGATGTGAGACTATAAAGGAGAAATTATGAATGTTGTACAAATGAATACGCGGATGCCTGAGGAGCTAAAAGAGTTTTTGTTAGAGCAGGCAAAGAAAGAAGGGCGCTCTCTGAATAACTACTTAGTGAGACATTTTGAAGAGCTTAAAAAGAAACTAACGCGAGAGAGTGCGAAAGCATGAAATCAATAGGCAACAAAAAAGCCCATGATCTTGGCGGACAGGGCTTAATTGATGTCGCAATCTACAGGAAAGACAACATGTCTAATTTAACACAAAACTTTTTAAATCCAAATAATAAGCCATTAGTTATTGGTGAATTTACTATTCGCCAAGATGAAGATGGGCGTTATTGCTTGAATGACCTTCACAAGGCTAGTGGAGACTTGGCTAAACATAAGCCTGCTAACTTTTTGCGTAATGAGCAAACGCAAGAATTAATCAAAGAAATCGACAGCTTCTCAAATATGAGAAGCTCAGAAAACGACCACCCCTCAAATATGAGGAGTGCTGTAAAAGTGGTCAATGGAGTTGGGACATTTGGAGTAAAAGAACTAGTTTATGCATATGCAATGTGGATTAGCCCTAAATTTCATTTAATGGTAATTCGTGCCTATGATTCACTTGTGATGGAATGGTTGCTTAATGGAAAACAAACTATCTCACCAGAACAAGCTGGCATTCTTTATAACATTGTTCATACAAGAGCAAAAGGTAATAAAAATTTGATTGTGCAAATGTGGAGTCGCTTAAAGAATCACTTTAAATACTCAGCAAGTTACCGAGAATTGAGAGCGATTCACTTTGAAGATGCTAAGCATTATTTAGAAGTTATGGATTTAAAGGCAAAACCAGAGGAAAAGAAACCTCAAGATCCTTTATTTGATAAAGATGCCTATGAGCTGGTTCGCAAACTTACTGAAGCAGTCATCATAGAAAATGATGAAATCGTTCCAGTTCTGCTTGCTGTAAAAATGCTTGATGTGAAGAAGTTCGCGTATTACTCACACTTAGTAGTGAAAGCGAATGAAGCAGCGCGAGATATTGCTCGATTGTTGGATTTCAGGAACCTACAAAATGAGCCTTTGATCGATGCAAACTGTTCGGTGATAGCCATGTCTAATGGACAAAGATTTCTAGCACGACCGAACTGGTTTAACTGCCCAGCTTAGTAATTATTTTTAACTTAAACAGAACCCACTCATTGAGTGGGTTTTTTATTGCCTAGAGGAAAAGTAAGATGGCACAAGAATCCCGTTTGGTCATTGTTATTGATTCGCAAAATGCTGAACGTAATGCGCGTAATCTAGGCAATGAACTGGATAGCATTGAGCGTAAAGGTGATTATGCTTCTAAGTCTATGGATGGCTTATCTGTAGCTACTCGAGCACTAGCTGGGTATATGGCTGGGCTAGTAACAGTAAGTTCTGCCATTTCAAAGATGGATACATATACTGGACTACAAAACCGTCTTAAGTTGGTCACTAATAATCAAGTTGAACTAAATAAAGCTACGGAAGACACTTTCCGAATTGCTCAAAAAACCTATTCAGCATGGGATTCTGTTCTACAGGTCTACCAGCGTTTTAGTGATAATGCCAAAACTTTAAACCTCACAATGGATGACACAGCACGTTTAACTGAAACAGTTTCTAAAGCTGTAGCAATTAGTGGTGCAAGTGCAGAAGCTGCTGATGCAGCTTTAGTTCAATTCGGACAAGCGTTAGCAAGTGGTACATTGCGTGGTGAAGAGCTTAATTCTGTAATGGAGCAAACCCCAGCACTAGCAAAGGCTATTGCTAAAGGTATGGGTATTACAGTAGGTGAATTACGTTCAGTAGCTGCTGAAGGAAAAATCACTTCACAGGAAATCGTTAAAGCACTTAAAAATGTTCAAAATGATGTAGATGCATTATTTGCTAAAACTGATATTACAATCGGGCAGTCTCTCACACTCCTAAACAACGAGATCACAAAATTTGTTGGCGAAGCAGGTAAGGGAAGTGGTGCGGCACAGGTATTAGCTGGATCAGTTCAAACTCTTGCAAGTAATTTAGATTTAATTGCTGATGGGGCTTTAGTAGTTGGTATTGGATATATCACTCGTGCAATTTTGATGAAGAGCGCTGCTATTAAAGAGGGAATGGCTTCAACTTTAGCGAGCCGCCAAGCATCTGTATTAAATGCTCAAGCAGAATATGCAGAAGCTACCGCTGCTTTGAATGCAGCAAAAGCTCATCTCGCGAATGTGCGAGCAACAAATGCAGAAACCCAAGCTAAATTTGGAGCAACTGCGGCAGCAACTCGATACGCACAAGCACAGGCAGCAGTAACTGCTGCTACAAATGCACAAACTGCTGCGCAAACACGCCTCTCAGCAGCTTCTTCTTTAGTTGGTAGTATTGGTAGCCGAGCATTAGGACTTATCGGAGGTCCAATTGGAGCAATTACCTTAGGTGTATCCGCTCTGGCTGCAACTTACACTTATTTTAAAGGTAAGGCAGAAGAAGCGAATAGAACTCTCGCTGAACAAGCCGAAGTGGCTAACCGTACAGCTGAAGAATTAAAAGGCTTAAAAGGTGAGGCAAAAACTAAAGCTATTAATGACTTAACAACGGCCTTTAAAGCTCAAAATGAGGAGTTGAAAAAAACAGAAATGGCTGTTGGTTCAGCTTTAATTGATATTCAAAACTTCGGTAAAGGTAATGTTGAACTTACAAGAATTTCTAATGAAGCTCGATTGGGCACAATTAGCTACAAGGAGGCTATGGAACAACTTGCTAAACAGAAGTTACCCCCAAGCTTAAGAGATGCATTGAAGGAGCAAATCGACAAATATAATGAAGCTTATGAAAAGGCTGATAAGACCAAAACAGCCATTAAATTGTTTGGTATTGAAGTTACCTTAACGGGTAACAAAGCACAAAATGCGGCTATTGAGCAGCAGAAACATGCTGATGCTATCAAGAATACAAAACAGGCTGCAGATGAGGCTCAAAAGTCCTTACAGAAAATGTATGCAGATAAATTGTGGGATTCTCAATTTGTCGAGATAGTAATGAAAAAGGGGTTTTCTGAGTCTCAGGCTAATGATTTACTGAAGCTTTATAAAGATTCAATATCTAAGGGTCTTAAGGCAGCAGACCGAGAGGCTATGAAATCATTAGCGGATACTTGGAAAGCTGAAGAATCAATCAAAGCTATGACTGATGCTAGAACTGATTCTATACGTGAGCAAAACAAGGAGCTTAAAAATCAGCAAAAAGTACTAAATGTAAATGCGAAAGTCCTAGCAAATGCTTCAAAATTCGGCTTTGCAGATCTAGAGTCTAAATACAAACTTCCATCGGGAACATTATCCGCGATTCATATGATCGAATCGAAAGGTAATGCAAAAGCCTATAACAAAGAAACCGGGGCGACTGGTGGATTTCAGTTTCTCGAAGGTACTGCCAAGCAATATGGCGTAAAAGACCGCACTGATTTAGCACAGTCTGCTGAAGGTGCGGCTAAGTACATGTCTTATCTTTTGAAGCTTTTTAAAGGTGATTTAGAAAAGGCTGTACGTGCATACCATGCAGGTGAAGGCAATGTAATGAAGGGTAAAGGTATTGGTAAAAATAATAATCAATACTGGAAAGACTATCAAAGTTACATGGCTGGTATTAATGGCTATTCTGCTGGTGATATCTCATCAAAAGACTTTGATAAGCTTATTCAAGATACCACTAAAATGGCCGAGGAGCAGGCAAAACTTCGTCTTCAATTAGAGAATGAGGTTGCTAATCAAGTAACAAAGATTAGGTATGATCTGGCCAAAAAACTTGAGGATGTTGATAAAGCTAACTTTAGCCCAGAACGCAAGGCCGAAATTAAAGCAGAACTTCAAGCACGTGCAGATAATGATATTGCTATTGCTGAGCAAGCTACAAAGACTAAGCTTGATTCATTCCGAGACTACACAAAGACGGAAGAGCAAATATTAAAAGATAGCTATGCTAAGCGTCAGTTTGAGGCCGAGCATGACCTAGATTTAACGAACGATCAGCGTAAAGAGGCTGTTGATCTTTTAGCTCAACAATTAAAGCAAGAACTTGGGTTAATGCAATTAGCTCAGGAACAGCGTTTATTTCAGGCACGTTTATCATTGCTTTCTGAAACGCAAGCCATGCAGGAACGTTACAGACTCGAACGGGAGGAAATTCTTAAGAATACCAAGCTTTCTATAGAAGAGCGGCAAAAGCTAATCGCATTGTCTAAAGCCAGTCAGGATAAAGAGACTCGTGATAAGGTGAATAATGCTGTTCAAAATTGGGGTAATATCCAAGCCGATATGAATGGTACCGGAGAATTTTTCAGACAGGATCAGGAGCGTTTTAGTCGTTTAAATGCTGCAAATGATTTAGCAGATAGTCAGTTTGCTGCTACTGATCTGAATGAGCAAAACTCTTTAGATGGTCTTGATGCTCAAATGGAAGCAGGACTCATTAAGCAACAAGATTACGAAAATCAGAAAACAGCTATTATTCAGGCTGCTCAAGATCAGCGTAATCAGATTTCTGCCGAATATGCAAAGAATGCTCAGGATATTGAAGATAAGTACCACCAAGATCGATTGAATGCTCAAATTGCCCTTGGTGGCCAAATGATGGGTTCACTTACATCGATGTTTGGTTCAATGTTTGGTGAGCAATCTAAAGCATACAAAATAATGTTCGCTGCAGATAAAGCTTATGCGATTGCAGCTGCAGGTATTGCGATTCAGCAAAATATTGCAGCAGCTTCAAAAGCTGGTTTTCCACTTAACATTCCATTAATTGCTGGGGCGGTTGCTCAAGGCGCTAGCATTATTGCAAACATCCGGGCAATTAAAGATCAAGGCTTTGCTGATGGTGGTTACACTGGTCGTGGTGGGAAATATGAAGTTGCCGGAGCTGTGCACAAAGGCGAAATTGTATGGTCCCAAGAAGACATTAAAAGATGGGGCGGAGTTGGTTTAGTTGAGAAAATGCGTAAGAGTGCAAACCCTGAAGCTTTTCTCAATAACAATGCCTCGGCTGATAGTGTCATGCGCCGTGCAATGATGAGCTCTAGTGCCTTTATAGAAAGCCAAAAGCAAGCTGACATCTTTAATCAACCGGTTCAAGATACTCAGATTATTTATAAAGGTAATGGTAGCGTACCTACTGCAGCATCTTCGGCAAGTTCTGACCTATTCCATGATGGCAAGGTCTACTTCTCATCCAATGGCTTAGTTCAGGATCGTTCAAATCTGGATGATGTTCAGGATTTTACTTTAGGACGTACTTCACGTCCTAAAGCTGAGATTATGCCTTCAATTGAGCGTGCTTCACCGACAGTCAATTTCAAAATTGAAGTGATTAATCAGGTAAGTGGAGCAACTGTTGAAGCTGAGCAACTGGATGAGCAAACTGTCCGGATCATTGTTAAAGATGAACTGGATAAGCAGCTTCCAAGAACGGTACCGAAGCTTGTAAGTGATCAAATCGCAAATCCAAACTCAACCATTAGTCGGTCTTTGACTGAGAATACGACAGCAAGACGGAATCGTACTTAATAATTTGAACCCTTTTCGGAGGGTTCATTTTCATAATATTTAAATTTCAAGGTGATAGAGTCTATTTGCATTTAAATTGATGGTTATGACATGAAAAAAATAATTGTAATTTCGACAATACTTTTAAGCCTTTCGGGCTGTGCCATTCCTGCAGTAAATAATCTCGTAAGATCCACAAATATGTATCAGGATGATGTTTCGGGAAATACTGCAAATTTAAGGGTTTATAGAAGTAATATTCCCATGGTGCAGTTTTATATTACTTATCAAAATAATGAGGGTGAAAAAATTTCAAAAAACCTAATCACAAAGCAGATTTCAAATAATTTAACAAAGTATGGCTCATTGCATGAGCCCAAAAGATTAAACATGCCTAAACCCACAATCAGTTTAAATAACGGTGAAGAGTTTTTTGAGTTTAAAGTACCCGCAAATAAGAAGTTAACTTTCAGACTTACTTCTGTTATTGGATCAACTACTATGTATAGTTGTGATGTAAAAATGGACTATCAGTTGGAAAGAAATGCCAATTATGAATTGATCCGATTTAAACAAATCAAAGATATTGTGAATCCACCTTTTTTGATTGAACCATCTCAAGATGGATCCTACTGCAAGTTTGTAGTGAAAGAGATTTTTGAAGATGGTAAAGAAACTATTATTAAATCGATTTCTTAATGTTAAATCGTTTTTGTAATTAATTTAAATATCTAAACCCTATTTCATCAAACCACCTTTCGGGGTGGTTTTTTATTACCTGAAGGAAAGTTATGTACAAGTTAAAGCTAAATCCTCAGACCAGCGGCTATGGCGTAACACCGGGTGATGATGTTAAGCGTCAGCAGATGGATGGAGGACGTGGACGCTATTACATCGATGTGAAACGTAACAGCCACATTGTTGATGTGAACTGGAACTTAAGTAAAACAGATTTCAATAAAATGATGGCTTTCTGGCGGATCTATCAGAATAAGCCAGCTTCATTCTATGCGGATCTGGTGATTGATCAGGGAACACGTCAGCAATATTTATGTAACTTCATTCCCAACTCGTTCAAGACCAATGAAGTGAATGGCAACCTTTACCGGGTAAATGCACAGCTCGAAGTTGTTCAAAACCAGCCTAACCTTATCGCTGATCAGGCACTTATCAAAGATTGGGAGGTCTAATGGATAACGAATATGCCAAATTCTTTTTCAATCGAAACGTAGATGTTTATCAACTGGAATGTATTGAACTATCACACCCTTCTTTTATGAATACTTACCGGGTGGTACGTAATGATGACCGTGGAGTGTATGTTCAGCACAATGAAGGCGCGGGGCAAGTATTTTACGAATACCTACCAATGACAATTCAAAGATCCGGAATGCTCGGTGATTTGGACCAGACTTTAACAGTCTCTATTTCAGGTCTTGGTGACATTTTGCCGGATGAGTTTGAACGGGTAATCGAAGGTCAATTTCCGGATGTAAAACCAACAGTTAATTATCGGCTTTATAGTTCAGATAATTTAAATACACCGATGCATTATCTGCTTGGCTTACAACTCGCCGGTGTTTCAATGAACCATAAAGCTGTGACGTTCAAAGCTGAATCTCCACGATTAAATACCGCTAAAACTGGAGATATCTTTGCACTAGACCGCTTTACTGGTCTCAAGGGGGCTATATGAAAAGTCATGATCATTTGCTTGATAGACAATATGACGAGGAAAACTACAACTGTGTTCATTTTGCTCATGAAGCTGCAATGGATCTATATGATATTGATCGAGGAGAGGCGCTTGAGTTTTTTATGAAGCCCGTCAAAGAGAAGGTATTTCTGCCATCAAGATTGAAGTTACTAAATCCATTGCCCATGCCTAAGGAAGGCTGCATAGTCGCCTTTCACTCTAGATACCGAAACAAGCCCCCACATGTGGGGCTTTTTCGTTTGGGGCGTATTTTGCATTTGCAGGAATCAGGCGTTTCATGGATGCCAATTCAAGTCGTTCAAGCATTTGGATTTAATCGTGTGAGTTTCTATGATTAAGATTATTTATAAACAAGACCCTTTATCCGAAGACAAAACAATTGAACACGCCGAAACTTTGGGTCAATGGCTTACTTCAAAATATGACCATATGCCTGAGCATGTCCGTATTTTTCATACCACAAGCAATATGGATCATGCAGAAATTTCATTTGCGAATGAAGTCACGCCGAAGAATGCATATGAATTAAAGCAGCTCGATTTCTTGCCAGGCACTTTCATTGTAATTGAGAATCCCAAGGGTATAGACCCCATAACTCTAGCTTGGATAGCGGTTGCTTCTATAGTTATGGGTGTGGCTGTTGCATTATTAATGCCTGTGCCCTCAATTACCCAAACCAACCAGAATAACAATCAATCCTCGTCTGCAAATAACGAATTATCAAACCGTGAAAATAAAACTCGCGTAAATGGTCGTATCGCAGATATTTATGGTGCCGCTCACGATACCCCTGATCTGATTACTGTGCCTTACAAGGTATATGAAAACAATGTCGAAGTAGAGCATGTAGTCGGTTGTATTGGTCGTGGTCACTATAAAATTAACGGTGCATATGACGGTGAAACCAACATTGTTGATATTGCCGGCGCATCGGTAGAAGTCTTTCGACCGGGTGTAGATATTGTTTCAGGTGAGCCATATTTCTCGCTTGGTACCGAAATTACCACGCCGCCACTAACGGTTCAGCATCAAACTTCTGTTAATGGCCAAGTTCTCCGTCCAGCAGATACGCAGTCTTTAGAAGGTACGAACTATCTTCATTTTGCATATCCAAACGAGATCCTTCGGGCATCTGCAAACAATACGGATTTAACCACTAAGTTTGTTAGTAATGACCGGGTAGAAATCACAAATGCTTCGTTTACTTTTAACGGCCAGACTTATGATTTAAACGGTACATATAGCGTTCTATCGGTAGCTGATGACCGTATGGCATTGTCTAATCCGGCTGCGGTAAACTCCAACTGGTTAAAGCTTAAAGAGTTAAGTAACCAACAAACAACAGCTTTATCACCAAAGATCAGTTCAATAGGTGAAAAGTGGATTGGTCCTTTCATTCTGGACAATGTTGAACGTAGCCGGGTGCTGTGTAATTTTGTGGCTACCAATGGACTTTATACCGTTTCAGCAGGTGGAAATCAGGGTGCTGTAAACGTCACGATTGAAGTTGAGGTAACACCGGTAAATGAATCTGGTGCAGCCATTGGTAATCCGATGCTGAAGCAGATCATTTTGAAAGGCTCGGCAAAATCACGCCAAACGGTTGGGGCAACGCTGGATATGGTCACGTTTCAGGGCCGCTGTAGTGTCCGTGCACGCCGTTTAACTCCGACTCCGGTAGTTACAACAGTTGTTGATGAAGTAAAGTGGCAGGCGCTTTACGGTGCTTATCCTTTGCAAAGCACAGTGTATGAGCATGAAACGGTTTTTCGTGCGCGTACTTATGCAACCACTGGAGCTTTATCTGTTAAGTCCCGCAAGATCAATTTTGATCTCCAGCGAATGTTGCCGACTTATAAAAACGGGGCAATGACAACAGAGCTATATCCAACGTCTAGCTTTGCTGATGCTTTGGTATCTATGGCACTCGATGACAAGATTGGCCGCCGTTCGATCGATGAGATTGATCTGGAAAACATCTATCGCACATATAACGATGTAGTTGATTATTTTGGTACACCGCTAGCGGCTGAGTTCTGTACCACAATTGATGATACAAACCTGTCTTTTGAAGAGCTGGTCACCAATCTTTGTGATGCCGTGTTTTGTACTGCATATCGTCAAAATAATAAGCTCAAGCTTTATTTTGAACGTCCAACTGACAACTCGGTAATGCTATTTAACTTCAGGAATATTATTCCTGATAGTTACAAGCATGATCTTACCTTTGGCGTGATGGATGACTACGATGGACTGATCTATGAATACACGGATCCGGCCGACGATAGCCGTATCAATATCTATTTGCCGGACAAAGGAGCAAAGAACCCGAAAGAAGTGAAGTCTGTTGGTGTACGGAACAAGTGGCAAGCTCATTTCAATGCGTACCGGCTCTGGAACAAGCTTCGGTTCCAGCGTAAATCCATTACCTTTGATGCAGCACCTGAATCAGAATTACTGGTTTTACGTGACCGGATCGCTGTAGCTGATTATCGCAATGGTATTCATCAAAGCGGGGAAGTGGTACAGCAAGAGGGTTTAATCCTCACCTTAAGCCATGATGTAGATTTCATTGCAGGCAAGAGCTATGTGATTTATTTGCAAATGGGGGATGGTACCGTGGACCTGATTCCCGTTACGCCGGGTTCAGCCAAAAATAAGGTGATTTTAGGGCGTTTACCGAACGGGGCCTTAAAGCTTAGTCCTGATGATTTTGTGAATACTATCTACACGGTGGTTAATGACGATACCAAAGGCTCATTGCCTTATCTGGTAGCGAAAAGAGAACCGGCTGACCAGTTCTCTAATACCATTACTGCAATTAATTACGATGAGCGCTATTACCTCAACGATAAAGACTTTATTGATGTACCGGTTGATGATTCACCGATCTACATTCGATATGACCAGCTTGATATTAATCTCGCACGTTTATATCAAATGCAAAGAGGTGATTTACCAACGACTGGAGAAATTAGCTTTGTAGTTGAAGCTGGTGCGCTGGTTTCAAGCTCAAGTTCTTATCGACCGGAAACCAGATTTGTCTATAAATTCGACTATAAGTCTAGTCCTGCAAAACGAGAGTATATCGTTCCAGCTGCCTCAGAATTACCGGCGATAGATACAGGGGAGTTCCCGCCTGATCTGGTGGTGAATCTAACCATTAAAGGCGCTGTTGTTGGACGTGGTGGAGATGGCGGGTTGCCACATCTAGCTTACGGAGATTGGGAAAAAGATTCAGACTTCAATTTTACCAAAACCCGGCGTGATGGTTTTCAGGGAGCACCAGGTTTATTGAACCGGCACAGCAAACTAAACCTGATTATCGATGGAGGGACGTTAGCTCGAGGCGGCTCAGGTGGTGGAGCAACACCAAGTGGTATTTACACTGGATCATCTTATGGGGTTCAGGGAATTCCTGGTGGTGCTGGAGCACCATTTGGTCGGGTCATGACTGGACAGCCGATTTCAAATGACTCACAAGATTATCGCCTCTATCTGGAGAGTTATTTATTGGTTATGAAAATCACTGATGCTGAAGCTTCGGTACCCGGTAAAGGTTACCGAACCCAAAATGACCGTTATGGGTCTCCATTATCAGGCGATGGCGGAAACTGGGGCGAACGTGGCACCAAGTCTACCAATGCTGGAACATGGAACTGGCAATACCATGGCACAACTGAAGGTCAGCCGGGGCCGGGTGGACCTGCAATTGTTGGGGTGGCACCGCTTACAACTCAATTGATTAATGGGGGGAAAATCTTACAAACCCTTTAAACCTTATAAGAACTTTGAGCACCCAATTCGGGTGCTTTTTTATTGTCTAAAAATATCTGGAGAGATTTATGGAACCAGTTTCCACAAGCGGTTTAACAGCAATTTTAAAATTTTATGGTGCAGCAATAATGGTGACTTTAGCAGTCGGTTTGGTTGCAGCAGTGGTATTAATGACACGTATGCCGCGCTCACCACAAGAGTGGGCAGTGGGCTTGATCTGTACTGTTGTATCAAGTCTTGCTGGCGGCTCATTCATTATTGTGAAGTGGGGGCTTCATGAATGGGTTACTGATGTATGGGGGATGATTGCACTTGGTGGATTCTTCTTTATTTGTGGGATTCCGGGCTGGGCCTTGGTCCGATGGATCTTTAATTTTATTGATAAACAGGAAGGTAAGACAATTGTTGAAGTAATTAAAGAAGTTAAGAAAGCTAGAAAAGACATCGAAAACAGTTAATGCCGCCTTAGGGCGGTTTTTTTACATCTGAAGGAAACTGAAATGAACATTGAACAATATCTTGATGAATTGATTAAGCGTGAAGGCGGGTATGTAAATAACCCAGCTGATCGGGGCGGTGCAACTAAGTATGGAATTACTGAAGCAGTTGCTCGAGCAAATGGATTCAAAGGTAATATGCGAGATTTACCTCTGGATGTGGCCAAAGCAATTTATCGCAAAAACTATTGGACTGCTCCACGTTTTGATCAGGTTAATGCAATTTCCTCTGCTGTAGCTGAAGAGCTTCTAGACACTGGTGTGAACTGCGGTACCGGATTTGCAAAACCACTTTTACAACGTGCATTAAATTTGCTGAATAATCAAGGTAAAGCTGGGTATGCAGATTTAAAAGTTGATGGCGTTTATGGTTCAAATACTTTGGGTGCTCTAAAAACCTATTTGGCCAAGCGTGGGAAAGAAGGCGAGAAGGTTTTAGTCCGAGTGCTGAATATTATGCAAGGGCAGCGTTACATCGAAATCTGTGAACGTAATCCTAGTCAGGAACAATTTTTCTATGGATGGATTTCTAACCGGGTTTCAACATGAAATTTCTAATTTCGCTGTGTCGTCCTTCATAAAAAATGTACCGCTCAAATGATTGGTAACCATGTAAAATTAGATAGCTTAGTAAAGCTCTTCAGGAGGGCTTTACTCTATCAAATTGTACTAAGACTGCAATTTACTTTTAAGTTGTAAATAAATGTTTAAAAACGCTAATATGACTATTTAGTCATTTATTTTTTATAGCTCAAACAAATAACGATTAAATTATTTAATAAAACGTACTTTAATTTTAAATGAATAAATAAATATCAATATGTT